GGAGAACAGGCACCCAACGATGCTGCATTTATTGACCTTGTTAGTACCTTGTGCGTGTTTCTTACTGGTTCTCTTTCTGGCGTACTTGCAGGAAACGGATTAAAGTCGAAGCCAAAGGAAAAGAAAGATGGAGAATAATGAAGGAACTTGTTACGAAAGCCACGCCTGCCGCCACTGCTGTCCTTCGACAAGCCACAGCGATAGCACCATTGCGTATGAAAGCCAGCGATGGACTCCTTCCTTCCCAAGCGCATATACATCAGAATCCCAACTCTGACCACAACACAGGGTTAGCAGTTGATTTAACTCACGACCCTAAGCACGGCATTGATTGCCTCGACATCTTTGAGAAGTTGAAGGAAGACAAGCGAGTTGAGTACCTGATTTTCAAGGGAAAGATTTGGTCAAAGGCTCGTGCTAAAGAAGGCAATCGCAAGTACACAGGTAGCAACCAGCACAACAAGCATTTGCATATTTCTATCAAAGAAGAGCACTCTGCCGACACAAGCCCTTGGTTCTGGTGGCTTAACCAGCCAAAGATTATTAACCAGGTTGTGTCAAAGGTAGTACCAGTGCCTGCGAAGAAGGCATACAAGACCGAAGTTTGTACCTGTTGCAAAGTGCACGGTGCAAAAGCCTAATCCCCTAGGAGGATACAATGGAACAATTCAAGCAACTATCACTATCTTGGTTCCGCGCTGCAGCATCTGCTGCGGTTGCGCTTTACCTTGTTGGTGAGACGGACCTTAAGACCCTAGCAATGGCAGCATTGACTGGTTTCGCTGGTCCACTACTCAAGTGGCTAGACCCATCTGCTACAGAGTTTGGTCGCGGTTCAAAGTAATACCCTTTATACGCCTTCCAAGGCGGTTTTAAGACACTTAGACCCTCAGGTCATAGGATTACCTATGGCTTGGGGGTCTTTTTGTCATTTCTGTAGGGTCATCGGCGTGTCGCTAACTTACACTCAGGTCAGATTGTGTGTATACTCAGATTATTAATTATTAATATTAATTAATATAAGGCGCGAAGCGCCGATATTATATATATAATTATATATAATAATAATTAAATAGATTTACATAGTTCTCCCTTATCGAGTACCCTCCTGTCCTCTAAGGGAGGACTATGTAACAACTTTCAGACAGGAGAAGTCGATGATTAAATTGGACAGTTACGAACTGCCAGCACATATATCCTACTCAGCATTTACCACTTATCTGACCTGTGGATATCAGTACTACTTAGGTAGATTACTTCAAGTACCAGAGGAACCATCTATCTGGTCAGCAGGTGGACGAGCATTTCACTTAGCAGCAGAGTTGTATGACTATGACAATTAACCCATTATGGGAACAAGCGTGGCGTAAGGAGACCGAAGGTCTTGACTTTGCTAACGCACGAGTAGCAGGACGAGCAACTAAACTCAACCCTAATAAGGAAGATGCTGCTTGGTGGTATGAACAAGGTTCCATATGGACTGACAACTACATCCTGTGGCGCAAGAACAATCCTAACTGGAAACTTTGGACAACACCTCAGGGTGCCAAGGCTATAGAGTTAGAGTTAAACCCAGTCATCTCTGGAGTACCAGTGAAGATGTTCATTGACAGAATCTTTGAGGTCGACGGCAAGTTAGTTATCGTTGACTTGAAGACCTCTCGTGCACGTCCTCAGTCTGACCTTCAGTTGGGCTTCTACAAAATAGGAGTCGAGATGATGCTGGGTGTTGAAGTCAATCTAGGAAACTACTGGATGTCTCGTGAGTCGGGGACAGGAGAGATGATTGACCTAAGTAGGTATACACAGGACACGCTTGAATACTTTGTTGATGGCTTTGACAAAGCACGCAAGGCTGGTATATTTCTACCGAACCTACAATCGTGCAATTTCTGTGGACTCACAGAACATTGCCAATTCACGAAGGAAAAATAAATGCTCAAAGTAAATACACTAACAGCACAGGATGTATTGGTAGCACTTGAAATGAAACTCATTACACAGGATGAAGCACGCGAAGCATTGGGCTTTGCAGTTACTAAGGAGGACAAGTAATGGCAGAAGATTGGAAGTTACAGGTCTCATACAAGACCAACGGTGGGGATATGGTAAATGTCCGCGCTAATACTGCAGATGAACTCAGCGTATTGCTGGAGGGAATCTCTGATTACTCAACACAGATTGCAGCAACAGGAAGAATGCTTAACGGTGCAGGTGTGGCAGCCCCTTTGGGAACGCCTACTTCAACTCCCGCGCAGCAAGCAACTCCTACCTTCGTAACCGCCCCGACAGCGGAAGCATCAGGTACTACGCCAACGTGTCTTCACGGGGAGCGAAAGTTCCTATCGGGAATCTCGAAGAAGAACGGCAAGCCGTATCGGATGTGGGTTTGTCAGCAACCACAAGACCAAGGGCAATGCTCACCAGTCAATGGTTAGACATTGACATAAACTAGAATTGGTAGAGGGGTATTTATTAGGGGAAGATATTTACCCCTCTTCCAACCTAAGACAGGGGATACAAATGGAAAAAACAATTAAGTATTTATTACAAGAAGCCTACGTCAATGGTTACAACGATGCACGTGAGTCAGTAGCAAAAGAGATTGAAACTTTGGCTGATGGTATAGAGCCAAAAAATAATTTGATTGCTCAGTATGCACCAGTTGATGCTAATGAAATTTTATGGCGTGCTGTTGCTATTGCCAGAGGTAAGAAGTGAGAACCCTTGTACGCTCAGTAGGCAGAGCAGACATTGGTGGAGAACCATTGCCCTCTGTGTTCCGTGCATTTGATAACAACAAAATAATTTTACGCAGAGCAGAAGTCTCTATGTTGGCAGGTACTCCAGGTGTGGGAAAGTCCACTCTGGCACTGGCTTTAGCCCTCAAGATGAAGGTACCTTGCTTGTATATCTCAGCAGATACTAACGCTCATACTATGGCTATGCGCCTTGCATCAATGATTAGTGGTAAGAATCAGACTGACGTTGAAACCCTAATGAACAATGACTACGGCTGGACAAAGGCAACTCTCTCACGAGGTGCACACATTGTCTGGTCATTTGAATCATCTCCTACTCTGCAAGATATAGACGAGGAAGTTCAAGCCTTTGAAGAGTTGTGGGGTTGTCCACCTACTGCAATCTTTGTTGACAACTTAATGGACATTGCCACCGATGGTGGTGAAGAGTTCGCATCTATGCGTGCGATTATGAAGGAGTTGAAATTCCTTGCTCGTGATACTAACGCTGCTATTATTATTCTGCATCATACTTCTGAGGCTGTACCTGGAAATCCTTGCCAGCCTAGGTCGGCTCTTCAAGGTAAAGTCGCGCAACTTCCTGCTCTTATCTGTACTCTTGGAGTTGTTGGCACTTCTATGGCTATTGCACCTGTAAAGAATAGATATGGAAGAGCAGATGCAAACGGGGATTTGCTAGCGTGGTTAGCATTTAATCCTGAGTATATGTTTATGGACGACATACCAGAGAACTCATAGGAGAATAATGATACGAGAAGAAGAAGACGACACGACTCAAGAGATGCGTGCTTATGTTCTGCTTGAACTCAAGCAAGAGACTGCTAAGTTAATTGAGAAGATTGAATCAGCCAAGGTACCAATCACTGATGAGTGGACTGAAGGTGTTAACGCTGGATTAGAATGGGCTGTACGCATCCTCAAGAAGGATAAGAGTGCCTCCTAGGTGGCTTCGCAATCACGCAAACATCGGGGATATCGTAGTCAAAAAGTACTGGCTAATTATTTGGTTGACAATGGCTTCCCTTTTGCTGAGAGTACTGGGGCTGGTCGCAGTGGGACTGATGTTACTGGGACTGTGGGTATTGACTGGGAAGTAAAGGCAAGAACAGGGTTCAACCCTAGTGCCGCTATCGCACAATTAAAAGATAGAGCAAGTGATGACCTAGGCATAGTAGTGCTACGCTTGAATGGTCAAGGAGAAAAAAGTGTATCCGATTGGGTATGTTTACTCAGGTTGGAGGATGCAGTGAAACTATTAAGAGATGCAGGATACGGTGATAAGAATTGACAGCGACCTTCCGCCAATCGCGGACATACTCAGACACTACGGTGCGAATCTTAGACAAACACACGGGCAAGTTAATCTCAAGTGTCCGTTTCATTCAGACACGCACCAATCGGGAAGTGCAAACCTTGATAAGAACATCTTCATTTGTTTCGCCTGTGGTGTCCAAGGCAACAGTATTCAAATTATTGTCAGACAAGAGGGGATGAGTTTCAATGAAGCAAAGCATTTTGCAGAAGGAATTACTGGGGAAAGCAGCAGCAGGGTACGCGGAAAACATTTATCAGGCGGAAGATTACCTAAGAAGCAGAGGTATTCCTCTGGAAGTAGCACGTCTGGCGTCATTAGGCGTAGTCGCGGAGCCTGAGACAGGACACGAAGCATTCAAGGGTAGGTTATCTATCCCTTACATTACCAAGACTGGCGTAGTTGATTTAAGATTTAGAAGTTTAAACCCTGCGGTTGAACCAAAGTATATGGGTATGACTGGGGCTGAAACCAAGATGTACAATGTGCTAGATGTGGAGAGAGCCAGTGACTTTATTGGAGTTTGTGAAGGCGAGTTGGATACCCTTACTCTTTCTGCTTGCGTTGGGATTCCCTGTGTTGGAGTACCAGGTGCGAACAGTTGGAAGAAGCACTACACACGACTGTTGGCAGACTTTGAAAGGGTCTTTGTATTCGCAGATGGGGACCAACCAGGGACAGAGTTCGCCCGTAGTCTTGCCCGCGAACTACCAGTTACTATCATTCAACTCCCAGATGGACACGATGTTAATTCAATGTTCGTGCAGGACGGTGTTGACTACTTCAATCAAAAGATGGGTGTAAATGAACATTGAGGATGAGCCTCCCCATAATCATTGCCACGACTGCAACATAACTTTTCCCGATTCGTTTGCTTTGATAGACCATTACTTGGAAGAGGATGAAACCTTCGACCCGTACTACCTGTTGCCCTCTGGTTTTAAACTTATGTTAGGGTCAATGCTACGGTTTCTATTTGACAACGCGGAGAATCCTTCCCAAATCAAAATGATAACTCAGTCTACTTATGTTACACTATTTGCTAGTGAGAATGGGTACGACCTAGTTGATGAGTTGGTTGAGGATATGATTGTCAAGTCTGCAATACAGGACTTTGACCGTGACTTACAACAACTATTAGCGGAGGAACCTAATGACGACGAAGGCGGAGCGTGAGGAAATATGGCAGATTATTCAGTATCTAACCAATTTAGGTTTAAACGTGGTAAAGACGGAGACTCAGGGGACTTCATTGATGGTTTCGTTAGCCATTCCGCTATTGCACGCGAACTCCACCTCGAAGTAAACCTTGCCAACATAACAAAAGAATTATCTGAACTGCTTATATCTAAGCACAAAGATTATGGTCCGAAGAATATCTCACAAGCACCAGGCGGTGCAATCAATGGGTTACGTGTGCGTATGCACGATAAGTTGGCACGCATTAACAACTTGATTGATAGTGGTGCAAGCCCTGAGCACGAATCTCTTGAGGATTCCTTCAAGGATATGGCTAACTATGCAATCATTGGACTGCTAGTTCTAAGAGGTAAGTGGGATGAATGAAAGAGCAGGAGTTATTTAACTGGCTGAAGCAGGAACATTTCCCAGATTTAGTACACTCCCCAGAATTATTCGACGGCTTCGACTGCATTACAGATGAGTATAAGATGTTCATTGAACTTAAGTCTCGCAACACGCACTACGATACGTTGCTGCTTGAGAAGAAGAAGTATGACTTCCTTATCACTAAGTCTGCTGAACTTGGGCTAACACCCTATTACATTAACTACACACCCGAAGGTGTGTGGTCTTTCCGTCTTGACTTAGTGCCCAACATTGTGTGGGAAGACAAGTGGTTGCCAGTTACAACAGAGTTTGCAAACAAAAACAAGATGATGAAACCAGTTACCTTCCTCAAGATAGTGGACGGGACAAAGATTAAATGATTGAGTGGGAGAGAATACAGAACTGGCAGTATGTAGTTGATGCAGTAGGTTCTGAATACTCACGTAAGTTTCCAACCATTGACATAGAAGACATCAGGCAGTCTCTCTATCAGTGGTTTGTTGAGCACCCAAATAAACTAGATACGTGGGAAGCAATCGGTGAGAAGGATGCGAAGAACCTTATCTATCGTAGCCTACGCAATCAAGCATTAGATTATTGTAACCATTGGAAAGCAAAGTCTGGTGGCTATGAGACTAGCGATTTATTTTATTACGAAGCAGATATGGTTGAAGCACTCCTGCCTCCTGTACTTCGCGGTGAGTGGGGTGTAACCCATAAATTAAATCTCGGCAGACCAGGGCGTCCATCTGCACCTAACGAGGGTGGCAACCTAATGGCTATGATGATTGAAGTTGACTATGCATTCTGGAAACTACCTAAAGATGACAGGAAGATATTATTCCTGCGCTATGCAGAGTCAATGGAGTTCGGTGACATTGGTAAAGAGTTAGAGATAGGAACAGAAGATGCGGTGCGTATGCGCCATAAGCGTGCCATTCGGAAACTGATTAATAAAATCGGTGGCTTTAAACCATTCCGCGATGACGACGTTGTTCAGTCAGAAGATTCAGGTGTTGATTCTGCTGGGTCTACCCAAAGTGATTCACCTACTGAATCGTAAAACTCTTCAATCTCTTTACCGCTAGCAAACTGTAACTCTGTGTTGCGTGGCTCGCAGTTACTGCAACCACCATTCTCACATACTGCACACATCTTATCCTCCTGTCGAATAGAATCCAGTTCCCTTGAACTGAACCGCTGGTGTGTTGTAAATTCTACTTGATACCTGCCCACAAATGCAAGTAACTTCATCATCTCGTTCTTCAACTTTGCGATTTATAACTGTCAATGAATGACACTTACGACATCTGTATTCATAGTTAGGCATTATTTATCCACCATTACTCCAACAACGTGGAACCCATTCTTCTTGAAGTCTTCTAACAACTGCATAAATAATTCCTTAGGCACGTGTGCCTCCACGAATAGGTGCTTGTGCCCTAAGTCTTTGATATAAACTCTTTGGTCGTTCACTCATCTCTCCAATCCATTGGTGTTGGTGCGGTGCTAATTGCCCCACACTCCTTGCACTCCTGCTTTAAGTCGTACCAACCTACTTCTCTTGTCTCTTCGTCCCACATTACTGTAACCACAAACATTTTACAACCACAAACACAAGTAAAGATAGGCTTACCCCTAAGGTCTAGCATTTCAATACCAGTTTCTGCGCTGGCTGTGTTTCCACGCCTTGCAGGGTGTGTCGTATCGGTGCTTGATGTATTTATAAGCGTTGAGTATCTGTATCGCTGGGTCTTTGCTTGTCTCCTTTAGTACCTGCCCTATGCCAAATGCGCTTGACCCTTGTTGGTTCTTGGCTAAGTGGTCGAATTTACTTTCCTTCATAAACAAAGAGTAGATACATTTGCGCTGAGTTATGTCCCAGTTCCAACCTGCCTTCGCATACTTCATAGCCATTATCTTGTTGGCTTTCTTCTGCTCCATTGTTGCTTTGGTCTGAACCTTCTTGTGTTCCTTGGGTACTATGTCCACGTGCACACCCACGTTGTGGGTTGCTGGTGTGATAAGTATAAGGGCGATAAGAGTTGATAGAACTATAACTCGTTTTCTCATCTATCTATTCTAGCAATCTTTAGCCGAACATTCCTTCTGTGTCGTTGCTCTGCCTTAACTCTGACTGCTTTGGGGTTCTTGGTTGTCATTATGTAACGATCAACTGTGAGTAACCCGCCCCAGATAGTGCCGTGTCCGCCTGTGTACTCTAGGTTCTCACGCTCTAGTCCCTGCTCTAAGCATTGAACTCTGACTGGACAAACATTACATAACTCTATTGCCTGCACACTTCGCAAGACTTCTAGTTGTTGTTCATCTGCCAACCTTGGGTTCTCGTAGTGCCATAGGTCAGGGTCTGGGTGTTGATTACATCTTCCCTGTGCGTGCCACGTTCGGTCAGGAAGTGTCATTAAATTACCGCCTTTAATTGTGCAATCGGTAAAATATTTACGGCTTCGCCTTCGTGTTCATCTGTCCAAACTAGGTGTGCTTCGTCCTGATTATCATAGAGCCATTCATCTTGTGCTTTTAAACTCATTGAGTCCCAATCTTTCGGTAGGTCGGTGCCCTCTGGTAGCCATACATTGACAACCTTCACGCCTTTAGTTTCATACACGATTTGAAATTGCGATTTCATTTACTTACTCCTGTTCGTTCTCGCATTCCTCACACGTCGGTGAGTTGTATAAATTGCGGTCAAAATCTGTCCCGCATTCGTCGCACTCTGTGAAGTCTGAGTCGTCGTAAAATACTGGGTCGTTTAGTTGTGGCTCACTCATCTTCTTCCTCTGGTTCTGCGTCCGTCTCTCCGTCTTTAATACACTCACCGCAGACATACCATTTCCCGTTGTCGTCCAACCAAATAAAGTCTGCAACTCCTTCACAAAACTTACACTCATTCATCTTCGTTCTCCTCTGTGATGAAACCTAAATCTTTGAGTGCTTGAATTGCTTCGTGTAAAGTCTTGAGTGCTTCTATTTGTTGTTGTTCTGTGCTCATTTTATTCTCCTGTCTTTGGGCAATCGCCGTATGGGTATTCGTGTGGTTCTGTGTCTTCACACATACACCAGCCAAACTTATCCACCTGTGTTTCGTGTGTCAACTCTGCTAACTCTGACCAACTTAGTTGTTCTTCCTCTTGCATTTTATTCTCCTGTCTTGCAGTTCCATAAACCAAGACGCTTTGCCCTGGCTTGCCTTGCGTAGTTGTCTATTTGTTGTGCGTACTTTCCCCTCATTCCCTTGTAGAAATAAGGCTTTGCGTATCCATACTTTACGAGTTCAAGATTAAGGTTTCGGTTTCCCTTTGTCAAGTAACCTAGTGCCCTGCCGAACTCGTCGAAACTATCTAATCTCGCATCAGGTATGAGTTTCGATTTACCATTTAGTTTTAAAAAATTCTGCGTATAGTTCGTTGCCTCTTTGTAGTAACACTCCCCTTTCTCAGGTGTGTTTATCTGTACCAACCTCACCCAGACCTTGCCACTTTGTACTGTGTCCCCGTCCGTTGCGATTGGAGATGTTAAAGTCAAGGCTAAAGCGAGGGCTAGCGTTTGCGTTTTAGTTCCTGTCCGTGGTGGCATTCATTGACTGGTTGTAAGCAGTCTCCGCATATTGGCATCACTCACCCCTGTATTTAATTATAGTTTGCATTGTTGTGCAGATTTTGCACTCGCAAGGCTCCCCGCCCATATTCCACTCGAACTCTAGGTGTGAGTAGTTGTCCTCGTAAATTTCATTTATTAATTGCTCGACTGTGTAGGGCTTAGTCTCTGTGGCGTTCATTCGTTGCCCCGTTCTGCAATCATCAAGCCTGTACGAATACCCGCTATAAGGCTCCTAAGGGTGCGCTCTGCCTCTGCTTTGGTTCCGCCTAGGTAATCACTAAACCCGCGTGGCTCCCAATGTCCTGAGCCGTACTTGCTCCCGCCTGTAAAGTGAATTCGAAAGGCTCGCCCGTAGGTTTTGCTTCCTGCTTGCAGTACTAGGTGCGGGCGTTTGTTTGATTCGTAGGTGTCTGGCACCTCTTCGCCCTCTAAGAGTGGCTTTACTAACTCTTCAAGAACCGCAACAAGGCGGTGAAGGTCTTCAATTTTGGTTTGCATTTTGTTCTCCTGTCGTTTCGTTGTTAAGTTTTGCTTTCCTTGCGTCGCTTTTCTCCCACTCCGCGAGCCATAACCGCAAGGCGTCGCGGTCTCGTGTTCTGAGTGCTTCACCGAAACACCAAGCCCGCAGGGCGTTTGTTGAGTTTGTGTTTATAAGTTCCAAAAGTTGAGCCATTTTTATTTTTCTCCTGTCGTTAGGTCGTCGTCTAGTAGTAAACCCGCTAGTGCTAGCAAGATTACAGGGGCAAGGGCTAGAAATAAAGGGGTCATACTGCAACCCTCCAATCTTCCCAGTTATACCGCGCTCCTTGCGGTGCGGTCTCTCGGATTAAGGTCACACCGCACAAGCATTTCGCGCTTGTCATTGTGTAATCGTCTGCCTCTCGTCTGACTAAGACTAACTCCGTGCCTCGTGGCTCGTGTCTGTGTGTCATTAGTTCGCCCCCTGTAAAGCTTCAGAAACTGCACGGCGCACCAGGTTCTGGTGCTTGCTTGTTGTCTGGCTGAACTTCTGCGCGACTATGTACCAGCCCTCAGAGTCAAACCACGCTATCGGCGTGTCATAAGACCAAACAACATAGACCCACTCCGAGTCATAGCGGGTTGTCTGGTCTAGTTTTGCGTACTCTTCGGCGTTTAGTCGTCCCGCCTCTGGTACCCAACCTTTGCAAAAACTACCGCGCAAAGATGATGCGGTGAACTGTTTGCGGTTTGCTATGTAGTGCTCCGCGTCTTTCTGGTTTAATGCTGGCATTCTGTTCTTCTCCTGTCGTTTTGTGGTTCTGGTAGGTTCCTACCCGTGCCCCGCTAGAGTCTCGAACTCTGCGCCCTCTGTCAAGGGTGCGGGGCGGTGAGTTGCCTCACGTTATCCTGTAACCTTCTCCCCTGTCACTAGGTTGTGGAAGTTGTAGCGTTCGTCCTCGTCTAGTGTCTGCATCTTTGTGATGTAGGCGCGGTTATAGCGCAGGAAGTCTTCTAAATCGTGATGAGTTTCAAACTCCATAATTCGGGCATAGCCGTCGCCTTCTCTCTCGTCTTCCTTCTCAATGTAGAACTTAAGCATTACTTTCCCGCCTTTCGGGTCTTGATTACTTTCCGAACTCGTAGGGCTACGATTAGGGCGACGCCTAGGGCTAGCCCTCTATTGTCAATGTATAGGTCTACTAAGCGGGTCTCGAAATAGAACCCGAACTTGTCCAAACCAATTTCGAAATACTTTGCCATTCTTCTAGTCTCCTGTCTGGTCTTGCAAGGTAGGAATTCCCTACCTAGTGCCCCCGTCGGATTGTGAACCCGTAGCCCGTAGCGCGGGGGCGGTTGCCTATCGTAGGACGTTTACGTCTACAATCTCAACCTTGAGAACGTGCTCAATGTCTAGGGTGTTAGCGATAATCTGGTTCACCTTATCCCACCCGAAAGCCTCATAACAAGGAAAGGATTCCTTGCCGTCCTTGTTTGTGACCTTTAGTGCTAGCCCTGTAGGTGTCATCTTCTGTCTCCTGTCGTGTCTAAGGCTCGGCGTTGTTGCCTTGCCTAGTGAGATAACTCTCTCACCTTGTTGAGCGTATGTCAAGCGATAATCTGGTCATTTGTGGTCAATGTCTTGTGAGTTACATCACATCCGCGGAATTTGTTCGGGGTTTGTGTGTGTCGATAAGTCGACAATTCAAGAGGGTGTAAGTAGTTGAATGTTCAATCACTTCCCCTAATTCATAGCCCGATTCTATAAAGACTAGACCCCGCGAATAATGGACGGGGGATAGTCACTCATTACATCTTGCCCTCATAACCTTACCTCCTTGCCAAACTCTGGCATTTAAACCCGCATCTCTGCGGGATTTATACATAAGAGAACTGTCTAACCCTCAGGTAAACAGTTAGGGTCTAGGATTCTATGACTAGTCAGGTATCTTTGACCCTAGGGTTGTTTAACTGGCTTACTTACTTGTATATATACTCACCCAATAATTTTCTGTTATATTCGCTAAATAGCCCTGTGACCAGGGCTTTTATATATATTAGCCCCCCTTATAAAAATATTTAAAAATATATTGATATTAAGTGTTCGGTTTTGGTACTTTGAACGGGTTATCTTATATGTAAAGATTATTTATAATCTTTAACGGATTAACCTCCGTTTGCTCTACGGTTAATCCTTAATTAATATATAATATATATAACAATTACCACAGTTATGCCGTCAGGCAGATACCGTTTATTGAGCGTTTTTAAACCTCTACAGAGGGCGACGGATTAGACCCTAGGGGGCACCAATGGGACGCAGACCTGGGATACAAAACATCCCTAAGCACGAGGCTCAGGAGAAGGTTCTCCTACAACTTGAGCAAGGTTCGACCATCACCGCTGCTATGGCATCGGTAGGGCGCAATGATGTTACCTTCCGCCAATGGTCAATGAATGAACCTGAGTTTAAGGAACGGGCAGACAAAGCCCGACTGGTCGGCAAAGGGGTTATCGCAGACCTTGGCGACCTGAAAGAAATCTCATTCCCTGACTTTTGTGAACAGTTCTTGGATACCAAGATGTTCCCTCACCACCTCAACTGGATTGACCTGATTGAGGGGCGCGAGCCGCGCTGGATACACCCTGCTATGACCTACGAGCCAGGGGCTACCAACAGAGTGCTCGTGAACGTGCCACCTGAGCACGCCAAGTCCACAGTCATCACGACCAACTACGTCGTCTACAAGATTGTGACTAACCCTAACTCACGAGTAATCATCGTCTCAAAGACTCAGGGTATGGCACGCAAGTTCCTCGGTGCCATCAAGACAAGACTTAACCACCCCGCCTATATCAAACTGCAGACCGCTTTTGGTCCAAATGGCGGATATAAGGCAGACGCCACTACGTGGTCTGCAGATATGATTTATTTAGGTACAGGACGCGATAGTGGCGAAAAAGACCCAACCGTCC